AAAATCTGGAATTGAGATACCGGGTTTCAACAGGAGTTGTTTTCAGTGAATTTAAAACAAGTAAGTCTTTGGTTGGTTATATAAATCATCAAAGTTATCTATGTGTTTAAAATTTATATCTTATAATGTGAATAAAATACATGATTTGTGTAGAAAAATAAAGGTTACTAGTGGATTTCATTCTAAAAAATTCGATTTGATTCAAAATAGAAAAAAATATGCTTTTTGTATCTAATATATACATTATAGAATCTTTCTATGAAAAACAGAAGGTCTGAAAATATTAATATATACATTATAATTGCTAGGCAATTAGAAAAAATAAAAAAAGAATATGCCATTACCACATTATACGCAGATTTCTAACGTAGCATCTCCTGGAGGACCTGGAACGCTTCCTGACGAGGTAGTATACACTAACCTATTCGAAATAACATTCGTCTTGCCTGTCATACTTCAGGCTCAGAAGAGAGATCCTCTTCTCCTTTTGGAGAATGCCACGAAGATAAGCTTCGCCAACCTTACCGAGCATGACATGGGAGAGAAGGTTCAGAGGTTCAAGTATTCGACTAGGGCTTTCTATTCGACTCCTACTAAGACTCATGGAACCATACAGATACCTTTCCAGGTAAATGTCAACAACAACGGTTCTATGGAGACTTGGAACACATTGAAGGCTTGGTATGACTTGATGTTCAACTCTCAGAACGGATCGCTTCACTACAAGAGCGACTTGATAGGCACTATCATCGTCAATCAGCACGACAAAAAAGGAGTTGTATTGAGAAGGGTTACTTTCCAGAACTGCCAGCTTTTCAAATTGGGTGGCTATGAGCTTGACTGGGCGTCCAACGGTATCATCGAAAACGTCACTGCCGACTTTTCTTACGACTATTTCATCGACGAGTACATCGATTCAGGATTCTCCATCAATCCTCCTCTTATTTCTGGATACTAATATATCAAAAAAAATCTACAACTTTGTAGATTTTTTTGTCTAAATAAAGTGGAAAAAAGTAGAAAATGAAAACACTAAAGATAAGCAAAGAATTGCATTCGGATATAAAAAAATATTGCAGCGACAATGGAATTAAATTAAGCCATTGGGTCGAGAAACAGCTAAGCGCCAAAATAAAGGAATTTATAAATGAGTGTGGAAAAAAGAGCTAAAATCATAGATGACGCTATTGCTGGGTCGCCTAATAGATTGAGAGAAAAATATTTCATCAAATATAATCCCGATTTGTATAGCGAGATTTTATCCTATGCCATTGATATTGATTTGCCATTCAAGCAAAAAGTCTGGCATTGGGTTAACGGCGAGAAGGATTATATCTATTGCAAAGAGTGCAATTTGAATAGAGTTTCGCCTAAAATGAATTGGCGAGAAGGCTATAAAGATTTTTGTTCCAATAAATGCTCATCAAACAATGTGCTGCTGAGAGAAAAAACTAAAAAGACTCTGTTAGAAAAATATGGAGTAGAACACTATTCAAAAACCGATGAATATACTATTAAGGTGAAGAAGACCTCGCTTGAAAAGTGGGGAGTCGATAATTACGCAAAAACAGCCGATTATGTAGAGAAGTCAAAAAAGACATATATGGATAGGTATGGCGTCGATAGCTATACAAAAACAATCGAATTTTTAAAAAAATCAAAAAGCACTTGCCTAGAAAAGTATGGAGTCGATAGCTATATAAAAACCGATGAATTTAAGGATAGGTTTAAAAAGACTTGTTTGGAGAGATATGGATTTGATCATATATATAAATCGCCTTTGTATAGGAACTCTTTTAATCTATGTAATGATTTAAACTATTTAGGTTATAATGACGGTTTGAATTTGTTTAGATGTGAAAATGGCCACAATTTTGAAATAACAACCGATAATTATTATGGCAGATACAACAACAATATATCATTGTGCACTATTTGCAATCCGATTGGTGATACGAGATCGATTAAAGAGGAAGAATTGTATAGATTTATCAGATCTGTTTATAATGGTGAGATAATTAAATCACATCGAGATACTTTTGAGATTGATGTTTACTTGCCCGAAATCAATGTTGGTTTTGAGTTTAATGGTCTATACTACCATTCCAATAAATTCAAAGATAAAAACTATCATATAGATAAGACAAATTATTTCAAAGAAAAGAATATTAGGATAATACATATATGGGAAGACGATTGGGATAATAAAAGGTCTATTGTCGAGAGTCAGATTAAGAATATCATGAATTTGAATTATAATAGGATATATGCCAGAGATTGTATCGTTCGCGAGATAGTCGATGCTGGATTGGTTCGTGACTTTCTGTCTATTAACCATATACAGGGGAATGATAGAAGTATAAAGAATATTGGCTTGTATTACAATGAAGAATTGGTTTCGCTGATGACATTCAATAAGTCGGAAGGGCGTAAAAAAATGAGCGATTTTGAGTGGAATTTGAGTAGATTTTGTAATATATTGAATGGGAATGTCATCGGAGGTGCCTCGAAATTATTATCACACTTTATAAAAATTTATAACCCAGATCGTATTATAAGCTATGCCGATAAAGATTGGAGCGTTGGCAATCTTTATAAGAGATTAAAATTCGAGTGTATTGGTGAAACTAATCCTGATTATAAATATGTTATAGATGGTGTTAGGAAACATAAGCAGAATTTTACAAAGTCTAGGCTTAAAATAGATGGCAATCTAACAGAAAGTAGATATATGAGCATGAATAAAATTAATAAAATTTATGACTGTGGCAAGATGAAATTTGAGTTATTGCCTAATAAAAAATATTACGATCCAACAAAAAACCCACTTTAAAAGTGGGTTTTTTGTTTTTAGAATTTTGGCATGCTTATATTTGACATATTCGACGCGTTCTTCATCATAGAGCTCGTGTCTGGCATTCCTTTTTGCTGCATTTCTTCGTCTTTTTTTCTATCTTTTTCTTCCTCTTCTACTATTTCGTTTACTATCTTTATGTTTTCTTCGAACATCCAGAAAGGCCATTTGTCCATGGCATCTTCCTGTGTGTGAAAGTGCTTTTGCAGCATCAGCTTATTCTTTAATATATGCTTCAAAGGCATCATGAATAACGAAAATACCTGAGGCTCCGTTGGGAAACTGCATATCTGTGCGGACCTCCTCACCGCACGAACATTTTTTATTAAGCTCTTTTATTCCAAATGTCATCTTGCTTACTGCCGCGTTTAGGAACTGGAAGGAGATGTCGTCCATCTTCTCGAATTCTGCGAGCTTTGATTTTATTCCGTCATATGTTATAGAAGTCCTTCCGGCAAGCATGAAAGGAATTATCTTCAAAAACGAAAGGTTTGGATTCCTTTTTTCGTTGTTTTCCTTTAGTATGTATTCTGTGAAAGACTTTTGGAGTCCGATGTTTGGCGGAGTGAGTTCGAATGTCTTTCCATTGACTGTCTTGAAGTGGTAAGATCCTGTATTCCTGTTGTAGAATCTGGAAAGTTTCTCGTCTATTTCATGGAAAGAGAAGTTCTCTCTCTTTAGCTCGATGTCTATTTCGCTGCCGCATGTGCATTTTGCGGATACTGTAAGCGAGTTCCCTTGCTGGAACGTTAGCTCTCTGATCATGAATATTAGAAACAGCCTATCTTGGTCTTTGACGTCTATGTATGATCCTACTTTTCCGTCGGAATATTTGACTCTAACGCAAGACTGTAGCATGTCGTTCATCTTTTCTACGATGTCGTAGAAGTTTTCGTTGTCGACCATTGAGTATGCCTGTATCTCTCTCACCTGTGCTGGCCTTATCATAAAGCTAGTTCCTGAAGGATAGAATTCTCCGCATGGAAGCTCTCTTATGTCGAAGCTGAAGTATTGCAGATCCGATGTTCTGGATGCCTCTATTGTTGGCTTTTGTGGAATGTCAGTGATCGTGCCATGTGTTTCAGTCGATGAACCTAGATCCTGAAGATGTCTTTTCAGGTAGTCTTCTTCGCTGATTTCGTTTTCGTTTGACATATTTAGTTTTTGTTATTTTTTGATATATATTAGATATATCTCCTTTCCTTTATATCGATTTTATCTTGCTGAGTTTTATGTAAAATAAAAAAGCCTCGAAACGATTCGAGGCTTTTTTTATGGATGTTCTTTGTTATGCGAATCCTCCGGCTGCGATAGCTCCTGTTCTCAGGATGGTCACGTTGTTCACGATTACTCCCATTCCTTTGATTGGCTCTACGTATGTGTCGAGAACTCCGATCTGGTTGTCGATGATCTCCGGAGTGTTGTTTTCTTCGTCCATTTTGTTGAAGTAGTTGTACAATCCGTTTTTGCTTACGTAAGTCTCGCATATCACGTCCGCTCTCAGCTTGATCTCTGCTCTGATGTCTGGAGTGTTGTATCTCCATTGGAAGTCGAGCAGCATTCTCGAAAGCTCTCTCTCGAGCTCGATCAGAACCTCTCTTACGTGTATGTAAGAAAGAGCCGATTTGTAGAGCGTCTGTGCAGTGTTTTCTGTCTCGATGACGTTTCCTCTGTTTCTCTTGAAGACGATAGGGTTCATCTGGGCTTGGTTCAGCCATTCGATGTCTTGTGGCGTGAAGTCTTGCTCTAGTCCTGCTATGTTTGTTATCCTACCGTTTGTGACGCCTGCCGCTATGGTCCAAGGTGTGATGGATCCTACGTTCGATATGTGCTTTCTCATATAGGTGGTCGCCACATGCGCAGCAGGTGGCATGTTCAGTGGCCTTCCGTTGTCATTTACTGTCAGATAAGGCATGAAGTATCCTACGCATGTAGTGCCGGCGCCGTCTCCGAACGAGTATAGGAACGCTGGTCCGCTTTCAGGATCTCCTCCCTTGGCTATGAATTCTGCCTGAAGAACTCCTTCTTTGTTCACAAACGTCGGTGAGCTTGAGTTCTTGAACGATTTCATAGAAGGCATGTTGATGAATCCGAACGCGTCTAGCCTGTCTCCGCAGATGTCTACCAGCTGCTGTTTGGATCTTTCTGTCAGTCCTAGTCCAAAAGAGTCTATCAGATATCTGAAGTCGATTGCCTCTTTGTTCGTGAGCGCATGGAACATAGGAGTCCCTTTTGCTGCCAGGTTTAGTATCGCGTTTTGCCTAGCTTCTGTTCCGTCTGGAAGAGACGCTTCTCTCACTCTGAATCCTTTCAGGGAAATAGCCTTGTAAGTAGTGGCGTAGTTGTCTACCGTCTTGTATCTGGTAGTCTGCCTGTCTGTTCCGTAAGTTATTTTCTTTATTCTAGCGTCACATGCAATCTCTACCAGTTCAGGGTTTCCTGCATATTGTCTTTTAGATACTATTCTTGTGAGCTTTCTAGGATATTCTCCTGTCTTCAGTGAAGCTTCGTCGTACTCTGCCTCTAGGAAGTCGCCTACTTTCACCTCTGTGTATCTCGATCCTTTCACGAGAACTTTGTTAGGTGCTTCTGCGTATCCTGTAGACTCTTCTATCTCTAATGTTTGCTTGTAGTTGGTTATCGCGGATATCACGTTGAAATTTCCGGAAGTGTTTGTGTCCACCTCTTCGAAGCCTGTGAACGTCTCGTCCATGAAGAACACGTTCAGAAGGTTGTCGGTGTCGACATACATCTTCAGATAGTGCTTTTTATTGAAGTCGTTAATTATGCTTACGTTCTGAACTCTTTCGTACTCCGTTTCCTCATTCACTTTGTATACGTAGTTCCACAATCCTGCTGTTCCTATAGTAGATGCTAGGTTGTCTGATATTATCGTGAACGTTCCTGAGTTGGAAACCGCGCCTTCGATGGATATTATGTCGTATACGCTGAGTCCTGGATCTGTAGAATCTGGCATGTTGAACGCTATGTAGTCGTATCCTGCAGCCGAGGAAGTAGGTCCTACATTCAGTCCCGCCGTGAGTCCGAATACCGCCGGCTCGCTTTCTCCGTCGAAGAAGTATACGTCTGCTATCTTGTCTTTTCCTGAGACATAAGGAGCCGCGTTCTGCGCTTCCAATACGGAAGAAGGTATTCTGTTTCCATAGAAGAAGTCTCCTGTGTTTATGACTCCGTCGAAGTATCTTGTATAGAACTTCGCGTATTTGCCCACTACTCCGTATCCTTCTTCAGAATATGCTACTTCGTTTTGGGTCTTCACTCCTTTGCTTCCTATTATGAACTCGTTGTCTGTCGTGTACAGAACCAAGAATCCTTTTATCACGTCCTCTATCTCTGACGATGTGAGTCCCGTGTTCAGCACGAATGACTTGTCTTGGGTGGAAGATGTTACTATGTTTGTTATTGACATTCCGGAAAGGCTTCTCTTCTCTTGAGAAGTCGAGTTTATCAGCATTGCCATCTTTCCTCTGTTCGGGCTGTCGATTAGGTCTACTAGCCTGTTGAACATCCTCATCCTTCTATACTGCTTGTAGTTCTTCACGCTTGGAGACGAGTCTGTGTCGACGAAGGATATCTTTATCGATCCTGATCCTAAATCTTCTACGTAGTAGTCTGATCCTGATGCTGTTCCGAATATGTAGTTTACGAATCCGTCCGCGTCTACGTTAACTTCTGTGAAGTCCGCTCCTATTATCTGCTGTTCTTGTACTCTGAATTTGACATATCCCAATACGATGTCCGCGCTTGCGACCGACGGATTGTTCGCGTTGGTGCTGTTTACGACTTTTATCGTTCCTGTCGTGTCTACGACGAATGCTGAAGAATATGTTGCGGCCACCGAGCTATATACATAGTTCGAGGCGTTTATTGTAAGAGTAGCCGTCTTCGTTATGGCCACCTTCTTGTCTCCTATTACGCAGAAAGCCTCGACGTCTGTATTCTCGAACATATAGTCTACCGATATGGACGATGTCGCCACCGATGGAGTCTCTTTGTATAGGTTGTATACGTATCCTTCCGCGAAGTATGATGTCCTGTTGTTTCCGTTTGCAACAAATCCCGAAGTCTTAGGATATTCGAAGGCGTGCATGTTTCCTGTAGAGTCGTAAGACCATAGAGACGGATAAATCGATCCTGTTCCTCCTAAGAGAGCCGTAACGTTTCCTGGAAGATCGAGCGGAACCGCGTTGATCTCTATTTTTTCCGAAATCTTTTCTTGGTACGAGAGGAATTCGATGTCTGTCTCGTTCTTGCCTGCGATAGTGTGTCCTATGAGGTCTAGCCTTCCGTTGAAGAAGTCGGTCTCTACCAGGTCGGAGTTGAAAGTGCAGAAAAGGCCTGTTCTATCCGTGTCTCTGTTTATGACTGTCTCGATGAAGATGTTCCTTCCGTTGCTGTCTCTGAAGTATGGTATGAGAGAAAGTCCTTCGTAGTAAGATAGAAGCGAAACATTCCTGTCGTTCGCAAAGTTCCTCACTTGGTCTTTTCTAAGACCATTGCTGTTGAAATAGGCACTCCATCTTGAATCTACCGCCAGGTCTCTGTAGTTTGACCAGTCTCCGCCCACTACCAATACGTCTACCATATAGTCTGACGCGAAGTCGTTCGCGTTCAGATAGGACGGCATTTTGTCCGCCGATCCGTACCACTCTATGAGCGATCTGTCGAATCCTTGCACCGCCGATTTGAATATGAACGCGGTTACGTATTTGTCTGACAGGTTTGTCAGGCTCAGCGCTCTTTCGGAATATCCGATGTTGCTCTTCGTCAGGTTTATGAAAGATTCGGTATCTCTCTTCCAGAATCCTGTCGTGTCGAAGAATCTCCTATACGGCCCTTCTCTTTCCACGTCGTTTATATAGTCCGAAGAGGTAGAGAGCGACTTGTATTCTATAACGTCGAGATTGTCGTCAGTGATCAATAGGTTAATAGCGAAAACCGGAGCGGTCTCGAGCATTTTAGAAACCGTCCTGTGAAAGAAAGAGCCCTTTCTTTCGAGGCCTCTGTCCAATTGACCGAATATCGCCTCGAGGTCAGTCGTGTTGGTTATCCTGATAGGAGTGTTCACTGGTCCTTTCTTGGATACTCCCAGCACTAGGTTGGTGAGCCCTTCGATGACTGGCGTGGTGATAACCGAGTTATCATATTCTTCTAAGAAGATACCTGGTCTTTTGTATTTTCCAATTTGAATTGCCATATTTTTGTTTTAATTTTTTATCTTACGATATATATAAAATGTAAAAAGCGGTATTTTTCTATTTTTCCATAACGGACGACATATTGTCGGTAGAATCTTTCTTCAGCTCCGCCATTTTCTTCTTCATGTTCTTTTCCGCTTCGGCTGCTTGCTTCCTAAACGACGCGATTTCGGAATTTTTGGCCGCGTAGGCCTTCTTCATGTTTGCTATAGTCTTAGTCTTCTCGGCTATGGACGCGCTGTCTGCTTTTGACCTAGACAGCTCTTTCAGCTCTTCTGACGCGATGAAGATGTCGTCTGTGTATTTGGCAAGCTCCTCCTGCGTCGCCAAAACTTTCTTCTGCAGCGCCGCGACTCTTATGTATTCGTCTATCAGCGGGTTTCCTTTGTGCTTTCCGGATATCTCCTCGATCTTGTCGTTTAGCTCCTCGTTTCCTTTTATGTTCGCGAATGCCTGGTCTATCTCGGACTTTATCGTCGAGTATTCCTTCAGGTGCTTCTCTATGTCATTTACCTGCTCTTTCGCCGCTTTGTCTTCCGGATCGTCCGTAGGGGATACTTCCAGCGACTCGAATTGCTTGAATCTCAAAATATGCCTCATTATGTCCTTTCCATTTTTACTCCGTATTTCTCTACGGCTCTAGCGATTTCTCTGTATCCTCCGGGTTCTTTCATTGCGCTTCCTAGCTTGGCCAAAGGCGCCTTCAGCCTTTTATTTTCCTCGTCGACTACATGCCAGAATCGGTTGACGCTATATTTGGTCTTTGTATCTGGAACCTCGTAATACTCGTTTGTAGAGCTGTTGTCTACGCTGGTCTTTGTTGAGCTAAATCCTCCTTCTTCTTTGTCCTTCTTCTTTATGTATCCAAGATCGAACGATTGCATCTTCAACGTCCCATCTTTAGATAGTAGCTGATCTATTCTTACTTTGGTCGCGTATATCCTGTATATTCCAGAATCGTTTTTCTTCTCGTCCTTGAATTTGAATCCTCCTCCTGTCGAATTGAGGTCGGGATTCGTTCCTTTCGCCGCTTTCAGGTATTCTTTCATGAAATGTCCTGTCCGGGCCATGCTCAGATACGCCCATCCATCTTTTATGTCTTGTATGTAGAAATACCAATGCTTGTCGCTGTCGCCGCCTTTCGATATCTGTCCTATGAAGAATGATCCTTTCAGGTCTTCTGGGTTTTCGTATTTCACTGCGGTGCTTCCCTCTAGCAGCATCACTTTTGGTGACTTTATCTTTCCTGCATTGTCGTACATTTCGTCTCGGTCGCTTGTGTTCCAGAAAGTGTCTTTTCCTTCTGGATCGGCTTTGTATCCAAAGTATTTGTCCAGGAACTTCGCTTGCGCTCCCTGTCCGTCTTTTCCTCCGCTTCTATAGAGCTCCTCTCCGTCGAGCAGGTCTGTCATGAATTTCCTTAGGTTCATTCCTGCCTTTTCTATGTATTGGTCTCCTACTTTGAGTCTGGTTCCTACATTGAATATCTTCTGGTATCTCTTGTCTTTCAGCACGTCGTTGACGCAGTCTTCCCATTGGTT